CTTGTACTGGAGTAACCATAGAAAAGATATGGTGGCAGTGCATTGGCATGAAAACCAGACTATTTTTTGATGCTACATCTGATGCTTTTATAATAGAGCTAGGTGAGAATCAAAGTGGTTACCATGATTACACTGGTTTCGGTGGCTTATCGAACAACGCTGGATCAGGTAAAACAGGTGATGTCGTATTTACAACTGTGGGTCATACTTCTGGAGACACATACACAGTAACTCTTCAGATGAGAAAGAACTATGACTAGAACTAGGGATAAACAACCCCCAAAAACTAAAAAGTATTTCCGCTCCACTAAGTCTGGAGCGGGAATGACTAAAGCAGGTGTTGCTCGATATAGAAGAGAAAACCCTGGGAGTAAACTAAAAACAGCTGTTACTGGCAAAGTAAAAAAAGGTAGTGCGGCTGCAAAAAGACGTAAATCCTATTGTGCAAGATCAGCAGGGCAAATGAAAAAATTTCCTAAAGCTGCAAAGAATCCTAATAGCCGTTTAAGACAAGCTAGAAGAAGGTGGAAGTGCTAATGAATATCAAGGAGATAGCAACAGGTGTATCTATTGTTTTGTTTGCAGGTGGTATTGGGTGGACTGTACAAACTCTCATTGAGGTAGACAAGAGAACTGCTATTATGGCAGAAAAAGTATCTGAAAATCACAAAATGATTAAGCCTTTGTGGGAAGATTTTATAAGAAGGAGTAAACCAGATGGCAATCTTGCGAAGCTCGATGGCAAAACAGATAATGAAGCCTGGTTCAAGTGGAAGTAAAAAAAGAAAAACAAAAAGAAAGAGAAATTATAAGAGGAAGCCCAGTTAAATACTGTCTTGATTGTGGTCATAGAAAATGGTCATGCAGATGTTACAGAGTTTCCGGACTAGAGGAGATAAGAAATGCCAAAAGACGCCTGTTATCACAAAGTAAAAGCAAGGTATAGAGTTTTCCCATCCGCCTATGCATCAGGAGCAATTGCCAAATGTAGAAAAGTTGGTGCAGCAAATTACGGAAACAAGAGTAAAAAGAAAGCCATGGGTGGTACTTTAAATACTGCTATAGAAAAAGTTAAAAATCAAACAATGACTGCCAAAGAAGGTAAGGTTGTTCGAATGACAAAAAGAAAGTCTAAAAACAAAAACATTGCCAGAGGTTGTGGTAAGATCATGGCAGGTAGACGTAAAGAAACAAAGTATTCATAATGGCAGTACGGAAAACAAAATCAGGACTAGCACTTAAAAGATGGTTCAAGGAGGGCTGGAAAGATGTTAAAACGGGTAAGCCGTGTGGTCGTAAAAAGGGCGAGAAGAGGGGTACGCCTTATTGTCGTCCAACTAAAAGGATTTCTTCGAAAACTCCGAAGACTGCTTCGGAGATGACTTCTACTGAAAAACGTAGTAGAATAAGACAAAAGAATAAAATAGGTCAGCCAGCTGGTGCACCTAGAAGAGTAAAGGCTCTTAGAAGAAAGAAGAAATAAATGGCTACATCAAATTCAAGAGATTTCGACTTAGATGTCGCAGAACTAATAGAAGAAGCCTATGAGCGTTGTGGCTTAGAGATGAGAACTGGCTATGATGCCAAGACTGCCAGACGTTCACTAAATCTTATGTTTGCTGATTGGGCAAACAGAGGTTTGAATATGTGGACAGTTACACAAGAGACAAAAGCAGTTACATCTGGTACAGCTACTTATACATTAGACAGTGAGTTTGTAGACTTATTAGAAGTTGTTTTACGAAACAGTTCTGGCACAGACTTTACTTTAACTCAAATGAGCCGTGGTGAGTATTTACGAATACCAAACAAAAGTAATAGTGGACAGCCAAGTCAATACTTTTATGACAGGCAAACAACACCGACAATAACTTTGTGGTCTACACCAGATGACTCATATACTCTTGTTTACTACTATGTAAGACGTATTCAAGATGCAGATTCTTTGGTGAATACAACAGATGCACCTTTTAGATTTTTACCATGTATGGCAGCAGGACTTGCTTACTATATAGCTATAAAGAAAGCACCTGACAGAATACAAATATTAAAAACACTCTATGAAGAAGAATTTCAAAGAGCGATGTCAGAAGATGCAAACAGTACACCATTAAAACTAACTCCTAGTATTTCATATTTGAGGTATTAAAATGACAAACATAATAGAAACAAAATTTGGAACATTAGTAAACACAAGCAAAATAGCTTCTGGTAGTGCTTCGCCTATCAAAAAATCTGGAGCTTTTTATAACTTTTCTATTCGTATAAGTAATGATGATATTCGTGAATACTCTTTCACAAATCGTGATAGAGCAGAAAAGATGAGAAAAATTCTAATAAGCCATTTAGAACAAAAGATAAAGATGGAATATAAGAAGCATGGCTAGGTTTGCATCGGGTAAGAAAGCATGGGGCTATTCAGATCGATCTGGCTTTCGTTACCGTTTACGAGAAATGAGAACGGAATGGAATGGATTAAAGGTTGGCCCAGATGAGTATGAGGCTAAACATCCACAACTAGAGCCTAATTATCCTGGCCCAGATCCAACAGCCTTGTTTCAACCTAGACCTAATCAAGATACAGATATTGTGTCATTCATAGTATACACAAATGCAGGTGATGGTATAATAGGTAAGAAATTAACAAACTTCACGGCAACTACAGGCCTTGGAGAAGTGACGGTGAGTACATCATGAGTTTTACATACACAACATTAAAACAGTCCATACAAGATTGGACAGAAAATGATGAAACAACTTTTGTTAATGAGATAGATTTTTTCATCAAAAATGCAGAAGAGAGAATATTCAAACTTGTTGATTTAGATTATTTCAGAAAAAATGTTACTGGAACAATGACAGCAGATAATAAGTTTTTACAGAAGCCTTCTGACTATTTAGCCACTTATTCCTTATCTTATGTAAATGCCAGTAACGAAAATGTTTTTCTTCTTCAAAAAGATGTAAATTTTCTTCAAGAATATACTGCTGATCCAACATCAACAGGATCTCCTATCTACTATGCATCTTTTGATGTAGATAATTTTATAGTTGCTCCAACTCCAAGCACTGGTTTTGCAGTAGAATTACACTATTATTATAGACCTGCATCACTTACAACAGATGATTCTGGAAGTACTTGGATAAGTACAAATGCTCCAGATGCTCTTTTATATGCATGTCTTGTAGAAGCATACACCTTTATGAAAGGTGAAAATGATGTACTTCAACTATACAATAGTAGATTTGGTGAAGCTATTCAAAGACTAAAACTATATGCAGAAGGTCAAGAAAACTTAGATTCTTATAGAAGAGGTCTACCTACCAAATAAATTGACTTTTAAAACTCAGTCTTTATATTATCAAACATGCAAAATCAATTTAGAAAAGATATATTTTCTATTCCTATCTATCAAGGAAGTCATGAAAATAAAGTTTTTCATGAAAAAATTAAACAACTTTGTTATAAATGGAAACAGAAGCCAGAAACAAATGCATTAATGTCTGACAGTTGGGGCTATGGTAAGAGGTCTGACAATCAAGCAGAAAAAGATAGAGATGGAGTGACAACTTTTTTCTCAGAAGATTTGAAGAAAGTTCCAGAATGGCACGAATGTGTTAATTTTATATGTGGTTTTTCAAGACATATGCTTTCAGAATCACATGACATGACTAACATTAATATTTCTATTGGTAATCTTTGGTCAAATTTTTATCCAAAAGGTGGCTATATACCACAACATGTTCATGGAAATTGTTTAATAAGTGGTGTTTATTATGTTCAAGCAGAAGAAGGTGCTTCTGATATTATTTTTACTGACCCTGCATGGATAGCTAAAAGCATGGTTAATCTGTATGGTGAGCACATAAGTGAAGAACATCAAAACTTTCCATTTGGTGGTGGAGTAAATGTCAATGTTCCAGTAGAAGAAAGACTATTGGTTCTTTTTCCGGGTTGGCTTCCTCATCAAACTTTGGCAAATAAATCTGTTAATGATAGAATAATATTAAGTTTTAATCTTAATTTTCGTGTACAAGAAAGACAATAAAAGTATGAAAAGTGTAGCTATTGTTGGGTTAGGTAATAGTGCTTCAGAATATATTTTAGCTAAAACCAGAAGTGAAAAGTTCGATGAAGTCTGGGCAATAAATGCCATGTCTGGTGTTATATACCATGACAAATGTTTTATGATGGATCCTCCTTCAAGATTTTTAGATACACCTAACGCTGGAAAACAAACTAATATAATGGCAGATAGGTTAAAGACAAAGATCAATGTCCCTATTTTTTCGTGTACATTAGATGAAAGATGTCCAGATGTAGTTGAATATCCATTACAAAAAGTTTTACAAAAAACTAAATATGCATATTTGAATAACACTGTTGCTTATGCACTTGCCTACGCAGTAGCAGAAGAAGTTTCAGACTTACATTTATATGGAATAGATTTTACACATAAAGCAGTTAATTTTGCAGAGGCAGGCAGAGCTTGTTGTGAGTTCTGGTTAGCTGTAGCCGTATCTAAAGGAATAAAACTTCATATAGCCAACAGTTCTTCTTTGTTAGATACTAATGTTCCAGAAGATCAAAAATTATACGGCTATCATAGGCTAGATGATCCATTGGTTTCAACAACAACTCAAGGGGAAATGTTGATAACTAAAAAATCTAAATTAGATCCACCAGAACCATTAGATGCAACACCTAATATAATTGGTAGAGAAGACATACCCGGTATAACATACGAGGAGAAAAAAGATGTTTAATGTAGGAGTATCACAAGCAGGGAAAGTAAATGTAATGACTTCAGATAAAGGTGGCTTATCAAACGAACAATTGGCTGATTTAGCTGTTGATAAAATAGTTAGTATATCTGACGAAGCACCTCCACATATAAGACAACAAGCTAACCAGTTTAGAGAGCATCTTAAAAAAGTATTGTATCACTACCTAGTCTTGGCAAGAAGGGAAGAGCGTGGTACTATTATCCAAGCCTTGAGATCTAGTGGTCAAAAGGAAACAGCCGAATTTATAAGGAGACTCTAATATGGCTATAGCACAAGCAATGTGTACTTCCTTCAAGCAAGAGTTGTTAGAAGGTGTACACAATTTTAAACTAAGTGGTGGTGACACTTTTAAACTAGCACTTTATGCAGAAGGTGGTGGTGGTAAATCATCTACAACTGCAACATTAGGAGCTACAACAACTGCGTTTACAACAACTGGTGAAGTCGCATCTAGTGGTTCATATGCAACTGGTGGTGGAAGTTTAACAAGAATAGATCCAACTACATCTGGAACTACTGCATTTACAGATTTTGCTGATTTAAGTTTCACAACTGCAACAATTACTGCAATGGGTGCTTTGATATACAATAGTACTGATAGTAATAAAGCTGTTGCTGTTTTAGATTTTACATCTAACAAAACTTCAACATCTGGAACATTTACAATACAGTTTCCAACTGCCGATGCTTCTAACGCTATTATTCGTATAGCTTAACTTTAAGGTTAAGCTATGGCTACTAGCGGTTGGGGTGATGGTACCTGGGGATCCTCCTTTTGGGGAGGATTTGTAGATGCTGATGTAAGTGTTACTGGTGTTGCAGCTACTTCTGCCGTTGGTGAAGAAGGGGTAACTGGAACTAGTGTAGTAGTTGAAACTGGATTAGAAGCAACTGGTGTTGTTAATTCTGCTGGATTAACATTTCTGTTTGCATTTCTTACATCGGGTGTTTCAACAACAGGATCCGTTGGCACAGTTACTTTTGACGGAGACAGTAATACTGGTACTACTGGACTATCTGCTACCACTACTGTAGGCTCAACCACAATAGGTGGTTCTACAGACGTAACTGTAACAGGTGTCTCTGCTACCACAGCCGTAAATAGTGTATTAGTCAAAATCCCAGTAAATGTTTCTGTTACTGGACTAGAAGCAACCTCTGGATTTCTATCTGGATGGGGTAGTTCTGCTTGGGGTGATCATATATGGGGTGGAGGTGTATTTGCTGATGTAGGACAAACTCTTCCAATAACCGGTTTGGAAGCCACTGGTCAATCTAATAACCCAACAGTTATTGGAACATGTACATTTAGTGTTACTGGTGTTTCGGGAACCACGGCTCTTGGTAATGCTCTTGCTGCTGCAGGAGCTATAGTAGAAGAAACAGGATTAACTGGTTCTGTAAATATTGGTGATGAAGCAGTTGTAGGTACTGCTTTAATTTCACCTACTGGTGTTTCTGCTTCTATATTAATAAGTGGATATTCTGCTACAACAATAACAAAAACAGTCACAGTTGTATCAACTGCTGGAGGTAATAAATATTTCATTGATGGTGTACAACAAGACACATTAGAACTGTTTGAAGGTAATACCTACAGATTTGATCAAAGCGATAGTAGTAATAGCGGACACCCATTAAGACTATCAACAACGTCAAATGGTATACATGCAGGAGGAACTGAATACACAACTGGTGTAACAACTTATGGAAACGCTGGTGACTCTGGTTCTTACACAGAAATCACGGTAGCGACAGATGCTCCGACCTTATATTATTATTGTACCAACCATTCGGGAATGGGTGGACAAGCCAATACTCCTATTGTTTATACAGTACAAACTACAACTGGAGCACCAGTTACAACAGTTCTTGGAACAACAGCACTAGGTGAAGAAACTGTAACGGCAGGAGCGGGTGTTGCCGTAACATTAGCAGGCTTATCAATTTCATCAGGTACTCTTGCCATAGCTGCTAATTCTGTGTTATCTTTAACAGGATTAAGTGTCACTGGAGCAACTGGTGAGGAACAAGTCTATAGTTTAATTGAGCCAGATCAACTGGCAAATTGGGTAGAGAAGGCGGCATAATGGCAACATATGTAAATAATCTTAGATTAAAAGAGATCACCACAGGTGACGAATCTGGAACTTGGGGTACATCCACTAATACAAACTTAGAGTTGATTGGTGAAGCATTAGGTTATGGAACAGAAGCCATAACAACAAATGCAGACACACATACGACTACGATAGCAGATGGGTCTTCAGATGCTGGAAGAGCCTTGTTCTTAAAATACACTGGAACACTAGATTCTGCTTGCACAATTACTATCGGCCCGAACACAATGAAAAGAGTGCATATCATTGAGAATGCAACAAGTGGGTCACAGAATATAATTATATCACAAGGTTCTGGTGCAAACGTAACGATAGGACCAGGAGATGCAAAGTGTGTTTACTTAGATGGTGCAGGATCTGGTGCAGCCGTTGTAGATGCTTTTGTAGATTTAGATTTATCTGGTGGTTCTGTAAATGTTAGTACAGTAAAAACAAACTCTGGTGATATGACATTTGATTCTGCCGCAGACATTGTAATAGATGCAGATGGTGGAGATGTTTTGTTTAAAGATGGTGGAACTTCTGTAATACATCTTGGTATGGCTGACTCCAATGCAATCTTTAACACACAGGTTCAAGATAAAGATTTTATAGTGAAAGGCAACGATGGTGGTTCTACAATAACTGCCATGACATTAGACATGTCTGCTGCTGGTGCCGCTACATTTAATGATGATGTCACTGCTTTCTCAGACAAAAGATTAAAAACCGATATCTCTAATATATCGAATGGTCTTGATAAAGTTATGAGAATGCAAGGTGTTTATTATAGAAGAAGTGATCAAGAAGATGCCAAATTAAAAATTGGTGTTTTAGCACAAGACATAGAAGAGATTGTTCCAGAAGTTGTATTAACTGCAAATGATGAAATGCAGACAAAATCAGTTGACTATGCTAAACTTACCGCGGTATTGATTGAAGCAATCAAGGAATTAAAACAAGAAATAAACGAACTAAGAGGTAACTAAATGCCTATATCTCCTTCTGGTGCCGTATCTTTTTCAGATTTAAGAACTGAATTCATAGGAGGGTCTGGATCAGTACCCATGGGTGGTCTCTATAGAGGTGGCTCTAACATAAGGGCAAAAGCTGGAAATAATCAAGGAACTAATCTGGCTGCAAATGTACCTACAACTGGTGCCTTAGATGTAAGTGACTTTTATGGTCAAGCGAAAGGTTTCAAGTATACATACAGTGCTGGAGGCACAGATCAAAATGCATCTACATTATTTGGCGATGATTATGCAGTAGACTACCCTAAAGAGATACTAATACCTTCTTCAGTGACATTAGGGACAAACAATACTTCAGAATATGCATTAGAGATAGATAGTGGGGCTTCTGGAACTATCACAGTAACTAACAATGGCTCAATCATAGGTGCTGGTGGTGCTGGTGCTAGTGGAGGTGGTGCCAATAGTGGAACTGGATCTGCTGGATCTGCTGGTGGGGATGCTATCAAAGTTGCTAGTGCATGTACTTTTGTAAATAACGGTTCTATCCTCGCTGGTGGAGGAGGAGGAGGTGGTGCAGGTGGTGGAGGTCGAGGTGGTAACCTTCAACAACAACAACAAACAACTGCTCAACAAGGACCATTTTTCTCTATACAATTTCCAAACTACTGGTGGAACGAACACTCTACTAGTATGTCATACTCCCCACCACACAGTTGGAATGCTGGTTGGGCATGGGTTGGAAACCCATCAAACCCGTATGCTAGATGGAACGGTACTGGTCAAGCATCTCAATTTACCAGTGGTCAATACACATACAAAAGAGGACCGTTTCGTTATAACCAATATAATATGTCGAGTCCAGAAAGTGGATACACAAGTATTCAAAACTGGTGGAGAATATATAGAACATATCCACAATCTCAGCAAACACAAGTCACTGGTCACAACGGAGGTGCTGGAGGTGCTGGAGGACTAGGCAGAGGATACAATAATCAACCCGGTGGTGACCCAGGGTCAGGTGGTTCTGCTGGATCAACTGGTCAAGCAGGTAATGGTGGAGCAGGTGGAACTGGTGGAGCAGGCGGTGGCTACGGTTCGGCAGGTTCTTCTGGAGCATCAGGAGCAACTGGAAGTCCATCAACAACAGGTGGTTCTGGTGGTGGTTCTGGAGGCTCTGGTGGAGCTGCAGGTTTAGCAGTTGAAAGAGCATCACCAATAAGTTTTACATTTACAAATAATGGCACAGTGGCAGGTACTGTACAGAGTTAAGGAGCAAATAAATGGCAACATATTCATGGCACATAGATAGGTTGTATACAAAAGATATAACAAAAGATGGCACAACATATACAGATGTAGTGCTAAGAGTGACTGCCTTTTTAAGAGGGACTAGTGAAAATCATGATTCTGTTGTGGCAAACAGTGGTTTTGATTTGGATTTAAATGTAGATAACATAGATTCAAGTTTTACATTATATGGGGATATTACTGAAGCAAACGTAATTAGTTGGCTAGAAAGTAAAATAGGCACTGACGGTATAAACAGTGCAAAGCAAGCAATAGAGGGTGAACTTGAGTTTTGGGATGCAGTTTATGGTGCAAATCCAAAAGAAGATTCAGATGGGAATGCTACTTTTCCTTGGTAATAAACTTAAAATAAATTTGCATTTTTAAATAAATCAATTATATTTTCCACATGAATAAAATAATTGATTGTCTTACAAAAGACCAAGTCGAGCTATATAAAACACACATAGATTATCTAATTGATAACAACTTAGTTGGTAGAACCCCAGAAGGTTCTACTTTCGCTAATACATGTGAAATGTTTTCAGACCCACCTATGGAGCTATTACTACACTACCTACAACCTAAAGTTGAGGAAGCATATGGTAAAGAGCTTGTGCCTACATATTCATTTTGGAGATGCTACTTCAAACATCAATGTTGTCCTCCACATAAAGATAGGAACTCCTGTGAAGTTAGTCTAACATTGAACATAGGTGGTAGAGGGGGTGATGATTGGGCTTTCTATGCAGAAGACGATAAATATATTTTGAATGTCGGTCAAGCTCTTCTTTACAAAGGTATGGAACAAGAACACTGGCGACATGAACTGCCTTACGAAAGACATTATCAAGTATTTTTACATTGGATAGAAAAAAACGGACAATACTATCCTAGGTATCAATTTGATGAAAGACCAAGTTTATATGTGCAAATGGGTGATTGATAATGAACTTTCCAAGCTTGCAAGTAAATGATTTCTTTCAAAACCCTAATTCTGTTGTAGACTATGTTGAAACACTACGTTTTGAAAAACCACCTGGAAACTATCCAGGACTAAGAGCATTAGCACAAAATGATTTTGATCATGATTTTTTTCAAAGAATAAATCTTAAAATTGTAAAATTATTATATTCTGATTTTAAAGTATTTCAGACTGTAGGTATAAATGCACATTCATATTTTCAAAAAATAAAATATGAAGACGTTGAAGCACACATGTTGAATTGTGAAAACCCGGGTAGAGGTTGGATACATAACGATCATGAATCTAAATTTACATCAATTATATATCTATCAAAACATGAAAATTGTGGAACAGCATTATACACATACAAAGATGAGGCAAAAAGTAACTTTAAGTCAGTAAAAGCAAATCCATACTATAAAGATGCATACTATAGAAAAGATCCAAATTTAAAATTAGACGAGTACTATGCCTATTTGAACGAGCATTTGAATCAGTATAAGTTAGATTGTTTGTTTAATTCTGCATACAATAAAATGATAGGTTTTGATGGTGGTAATGCTCATGGAGCTCTCTATAACTTAAAACCAGGGGAAGAACGTCTAATCTTTATTAGTTTCTTTCATGGTTTGATTGCTCCATATTATCCTGTACCTGAAATGAATAGAATATAGTGTGAAATGAATTTTCCTAGTATACAAGTTTTAAACTTTTTTAATAACCCAGATTGTATAAGAGAATTTGCAGATAAATTAAATTACAAAAATCCGTATGGTAATTTTCCAGGGTCTAGAGCCACACCAGAAACAGACTATGAACATAGTGTTTTTATGGAAATCAATGCTAAAATAATAAGACTACTTTATCCAGACTACAAAGTTTCACAGAATATAAAGTGGAATGCACAAAGTCATTTTCAAAAAATAAGATACGAAGATGTTGAGGCAGAAATACAAAACACACAAAATCCAGGAAAAGGTTGGATACATAATGATGCTCAATCTAAGTTTATGGCTATAGTGTATTTATCAAAACAAGATAACTGTGGAACAGTTACATACTCAAAAAAAGACATTGTTAAGAATGAATTTAATTCCGTTAGAGTAAGTTCTAAATACAAAAACGCTTACTATAATAGAGACCCCAATTTAAATTTTGATGAATACTATGAAGTGTTCAACAGAGAACTAGACCAATACAAAACAGAATGTGTTTATAATTCAACATACAATAAATTAATTGGATTTGATGGTGCAACACCTCATGGAGCTTTATATAGCATGAAACCAAGCGATGAAAGAGTTATGTTTATAACTTTCTTTGAAGACATACTTGCACCTTACTTTCCAGTATCAGAAATGGCGAGGATATAAATGAAAAGAAATATAATAGTAGCAAAAAAAGCATTAAGTGCAGACTTATGCAACACAATCATAGAGGTTGCAAAGCCTAGATTAGAAGAAGGTAAGATTGGTGGTGGTGGAAGAAACAGCACCATAAGAAAAAGCCAAGTTGCATGGTTAAATGGCGTAGTAAGATATTTAGATTTATACACACCAGTTTTAGAATTGATAAATAAAGTCAATCAAGAATTTTACCATTATGATTTAGGAGACCCAGAACCTTTTCAAATAACAAAATATGATGAAAGCAATCAAGGCTTTTACAAACCTCATGAAGATGGACAGTATATGGATATACCTCCAGACCAAACAGTAAGAAAGTTATCTTTATCTATACAACTAAGTCACCCAGATAATTATGAAGGTGGAACATTCCAGTTTCCAGATGACGAAGATAAATTTATAGTTGAAGATTCAATGGAACAAGGAACTGCAATATTTTTCCCATCTTATATGAAACATGGTGTAGTTCCAGTAACAAAAGGAACAAGGTACAGTCTTGTGTGTTGGGTGCACGGCCCCAATTTTAGATAGGAGATATATTATGTATTATGTGGTTTACGACAATTTTCTAAAACCTAGTGAGTTTGGTAATATAAAAGGCTATTTAGAAGAAGCTTTTCCTTGGAGAATGTCTCCAAGAATAAATGGTTTTGATGAACGTAATGATGATATGTATTTTGCAACATCTATCTATCATGCATATGATGATGGATGGCAAGAGATTGTAGATAGAAAACCGTTTTTGTCTATTACATCTAAATTATATATTGAAGGTCTGTTTAGAATTAAAGCAAACCTTTATTTTCCTAGCAGAACAGGTGAAGTATCTCATCATGCTCCTCATGCCGATTCTCAATTCAAGCATCAGGGAGCACTGTTTTTTGTAAACACATGTAACGCTCCAACGACTATGGCAGATGGAACAGAAATTGAGTGTGTTGAAAATAGGCTATTATTGTTCGATCCAGTAAGTATGCATTCTAGCTCTTCACCTACAGATGCATCGTATAGAATTACAATAAATTTTAATTATTTTGGTGCTGGTATAAAAGAAGGTTATAAAATGGATATGTTAAACCCAATCCCAGTAATATCTAAAAACGAACACAGATTGAATGATATATTAAATATAGAAGAAAGCAGGGATATAAAGTAATGAGTAACTCAATAATGTTAATTCATGATGTTTTAAGTAAAGAAGATTGTGATGGAATAATAAACCAGATACCAGAAGTAGAAGAGTATTATAAACAACATTATGCAAACACTGATTTAATTTTAAAGACACAAGTAAATGAAGCAACAAGACAAGATAGATTATATGATGGTCTCTTTACACTGAAGTTGTTAGAACTTAAGGGTAATGGTACGCTAGTTAATAAAATTGGGTTTATATTAAGTGAAGCTTTGAATGTATATGCAGATAGATATCCAATAATTAAAGAAACATTTATGGCACAAAATGTTGATTTTGGTCAGATAAAGTTACAAAAAACAGAAAAAGGTATGGGGTTTCATAGTTGGCATTTTGAAGATTTGGCTGAAAGAACCAGATTTTTAGTTTGGACTATTTTTTTAAATGATGTTGAAGAGGGTGGTGAGACAGAATTTTTGTACCAAGGAGTCAGAATTCCAGCTAGACAAGGATGTCTTTGTGTGTTCCCATCTGATTTCACACACACCCATAGAGGAAACCCACCAATCTCTAATGAAAAATGGATACTCACTGGATGGTATACTTATAACTTTGACAAACAATCTAGTAATTGGAAAGCTGTTTAATAAATGATCTTAACTTATCCTCAATACGTTTTTTTTAAGCCTTTTCTACAAGAAGATGCATATGATAGCTTAGAAAAATATGTGCTTTCAAATGAAATAAACTGGATATGGAGAGATTGGAGTTGTCATCCTGCCTATGATAATGGTGATCAAGAGTATGGTACTTATGCATGGTATCATTTTGCATATCATAAACATTATGGACAAATAGAAGAAAACGTACACGATGCATGGAAACCTGTAGTTAAAGCTATACAAGACAAATTTAATTGTGATGTTCTAAGAATAAATTTAAACTGCTACACAAACCAAAATAAAAAAATAATTGCTACACCACATTATGACGTAGGGTCTGAAAGAGGATTATTGGTACCAGATCAAAGAGCTAGTTCAATTATATTGAATTTTACTAACTGCAATGGTGGTACAAGAATAGCAGATGTTGATGTTCCTTCTTTCAGAAATAGTGCTGTGCTATTTAGTAATGTTTATGAACATAGTGGCATTGTGCAAACAGACACAAACAGAAGAATTTGTGCAAGTATATGTACCTACCCAAGGGAGTAAATAAATGGATACAACAGACTTAATATTGTTTTCAGGTGGACCCGATAGCACCATTTTATTAAAATATTTTTTAGAGCAAAAGAAAAAAGTTCGAGTTTTATATATTGAAATGGGGTGGGATGTAAATGAAAGACAAAAGGCAGATGAGCAAGCTAAAGCAGTAAAATCAGTTCTAGAATACATGTATGAAAAGTATGGTGATTTTCATTACTCTCATGCCTCTATATTTGCAAGCTTAAATAACCCAGATCGAGAAAAATACTTTGCGAAAGATCATGAATGGTGTGCTTTCTTTGGATCAATGTTTTGTCACAACTACAATATTCCTAGGATGTGGACGGGGAACTTTAGTTACACAAACGAAGTGGTAAAAAGTAGAGATGGAGAAGATACTGAAGATAATTTAAATGGAGAAGGCTTGAGCATGTGGATGGAATGTGCAACTAAGTTTTCTAGTAAACCAGCAGAATATTGTACACCAAGGTTAAATTTTGCAGGAAAAGAACTAGATGCATTTAAAACAAAAAAAGAAGCTTGGGACTCTTTAGAAATGGATTTAAAAAAATTAGTCCGAAGTTGTATCTCAGATCAATGGTATTGTGGAGAATGTTTTAAATGTCAGACAGCACAAAAATATAAATTAAGAGACTCAAAAGGCAATCCTTTATAAAATTACCTTCAGTCCCACAGGTTGCTATAATTAATGTTTTGAAGTAAAATTCAAGTATGCCAATAACTTCTTTAAAATTTAGACCCGGAATCAACAGAGAAATAACTTCATATTCTAATGAAGGTGGTTTTTTTGATTGTGATAAAGTTAGATTTAATTCAGGTTTTCCAGAAAAAATAGGTGGTTGGGTTAAACAATCTAGTAATACATATCAAGGAACAGCAAGAGTTTTACACAATTGGGTAGCTCTTGACGGCTCTAATTATATGGGTGTAGGTACTCATCTTAAGTACTATATAGAAGAGGGTGGTGAGTTCAATGATATAACACCAACTCGTAAAACATCTACAAACAGTATTACCTTTTCTGCTTCAGACGGTTCGTCAACTATAACTGTAACAGACTCTAGTCACGGTGCAGTGGTCAATGATTTTGTAACTATATCTGGTGCTGTAACTTTAGGCGGTCTTGTTACAGCAGATATTCTTAATGCAGAACATCAAATAACAAAAGTAGTTGATGGTAATTCCTACGAAATAGTAGTGAGTGTAACTGCAAATTCTTCTGATACTGGTAACGGTGGTTCGGGTGTCGATGGCATATATCAAATTAACGTCGGTCTAGATACTTCTGTTGGAGGCAATGGATGGGGTGCAGGTGGCTATGGTGGTGTAAATGCAGATTTATCAACATTTGGTTGGGGTCAAGCAGCTGCAAGCGGGACTACATCAACAATACGTTTATGGTCACATGATAATTTTGGAGAAGATTTACTTATAAACCCAAGAGATGGTGCTATTTTTTATTGGGATAAATCTAATGGTACTGGCACTAGAGCAGTAAATATAACAAGTTTATCTGGTTCTTCAGATGCTCCTACAATAGCCAAACAAGTTTTAGTGTCTGATTTAGATCGACATGTAATTGTTTTTGGTGCAAACACCCTCGGTACATCGGTCCAAGATCCACTGCTTATTCGTTTTGGTTCTCAAGAGTCTCTAACAGATTTTACACCAACAGCTACAAATACTGCTGGTGATTTAAGATTAAGTAGTGGGTCTACTTTTGTACAAGCAGTCGAAACAAAGCAACAAATACTCGTTTTTACTGATAGAAGTTTATTTAGTATGAGGTTCATCGGTCCTCCTTTTACTTTTGGTCTACAAGAACTTTCTAAAAATATCACAATTGCAAGTCCTAAAGCTGCCGTAGCAGTTGATGATGCTGTGTTTTGGATGGGCAAAGATAATTTTTATGTCTATGGGGGGCAAACACAACAATTACCTTGCACAGTTAGAGATAAAGTTTTTTTAGATTTCAACACTCAACAACAAGATAAAGTAATAGCAGGTGTTAATTCTAAATACGGAGAGATATGGTGGTTCTATCCTTCTTCAGCATCAGAAGAAAACGACAAGTATGTTATATACAATTATTTGGAAAAAGTATGGTATTACGGAACACTTTCTAGAACTGCATGGCATGACAGAGGAATAAGAAGATTTCCTGTGGCAGCTGGTTCATCCTATTTATATGAACACGAAAACGGAAACGATGATGATGGTAGTGCAATGACTGCATCCGTAGAGTCAAGTCAGATAGATATAGGTGACGGTTATCAATTTTCTTTTATAAAACAATTAATACCAGACATTACATTTGATGGTTCAACTTCTACAACTGGTAATCCAACAGTAAATTTTACATTACAAGCAAGAAAAGGACCTGGGAGTCTTTACAGTAATACTTCTAGTGGTTCTAGCACGAGAACAGCTACTTCTCCTGTAGAACAATTTACAGACTTGGTAAATGTAAGACTTAGAGGAAGATCATTTAATATGAAACTTGAATCAACGGAACAAGGTGTAGCATGGAAACTTGGAACACCTAGAGTGGATGTCAGACCTGACGGGAGAAGATAATGTCCTCCAGAGATATTGCCTCTCCTAGGCTCCCTTTACCAATAGGTCCTGTTGATCAAAGCTATATTATAGATTTGGTTAGATCTTTAGATCTTTTTATACAACAATCCAATAATCCAGGAGAAGGTAGAAACACTAAATTAGTTCTTACTAACTTACCTACAAGTGATGTAGGATTAGAAGCTGGAACCTTGTACAGATTTGGAAATGATGTTAAGATAAGTTTGATAAACATAGCGGGTGTTGATGGAGTATCTGCAACAAACTCTGTAGGAACTGTAACTGTGTCGGTGTCATAATGGGAATTTTTAAAAATATCACTAAAGTATTAAAAAAAGCCGCACCTATCATTGGTAGTACAATAGGTTTTGCTTTAGGTGGACCAGGAGGTGCCGCAATAGGTTCTGGTATTGGTTCATTGGCTGGTGGTAGAAGTGTAGAAGATGCTTTAATGAATGCTGGGTTAGCGTTTGGTGTAGGATCATTTGCAAAAAGTGCAGGTTTTGGAAAAGGAGTTGGTGAAGGTATAGGAAGATTTTTACCAAGTAAAGATGGTGTGTCTGCTTTTGGTTTAGGTAGTGCTAGTGCTCCATCTAATGCCATGTTTGCTAATGATGCAGCAGCAAGTGTTCCAACTGCTATAAAATCAGCAGACACTGGTTCTTTTTTAAGTAAAATAATTCCAGAAAGCACAATGGGTAAATTAGCATTAGCTGGTGGTATAGGTGCATTGGCATCAGGTGTAGAAGAAGAAACACCTATGGGAGGTTTCAAACAACAAGAATATCCAGTTGGAAGAACAAGGTTGGGCACTGGACGAATTGGCAATAAACTGTATAATTTAGATGATCCAGATGAGCGTAGACAATATTTTGAAGACAACAGAAAAAGACAGAACGAAGAAGATATAGAGCTTGCTGGAGGTGGCGAAGTATCAGGCCCTGGAACAGGAACCAGTGACTCAGTTCCTGCAAGATTATCAGACGGAGAGTTTGTCTTAACTGCAAAGGCTGTCCGTGGTGCAGGTGGAGGCGACAGAGATGTCGGTGCTGCAAGAATGTATGACATGATGTCACAATTAGAAAGGGTTGCATAATGGCAGATCCACAAGAAGTCAAACAAGAACAAATTGTAAGGTTAGCACCTTTTCAAGAAGAATTTTTAGCGGATATATTTGCTAGTGCAAAGGGCTTGACAGGTGAAGGCTCACAAATGCCTTTTGCTAGACAGCAGTTAGCAGGTCTTTCTGAAGGACAACAACAAGCTATAGTAAATGCATTAGGTGGTATTGGAAGTTTTCAACCTTTTTTACAAAAAGGTGCCGAAGCTATGGGTCAAGGTGTAGGTGCTTTAGGCACTGGACTTGGTACAATTGGTCAAGCTTTGGATAGAACTGCTGGTGCCACTTATGATTTTAATCCAGAGTCTTATCAAGACTTCATGGATCCATATATGGAAGATGTGATTCAAAGACAGTATCAAGATATTGCCGATCAAGGTATGAAACAAAGAGCACAACTAGGTGCAGGTGCTGTGAGTTCAGGTGCTTTTGGTGGGTCAAGACAAGGAGTAGCAGAAGCAGAACTTGCAAAAGGAGTCATGGAACAACAAGCAAGAACTGGTGCTCAGTTAAGATCACAAGGATTTCAACAAGCTTCTAATCTTGCACAACAGGCAGCACAACAACAGGCAGCACAAAGACTAAGTCAAGCTCAATTAACTGGTCAACTCGGTCAAACAACTGGTGCTCTTGGAGCACAAATTGGACAATTAGGTACTGCAACAGCAGGTCTTGGTCAACTAGGACAACAGTTAGGTGTTCAAGACATTAACACATTATTAGGTATTGGTGGACTACAACAAGGACAAGATCAAAAGCAACTTGACATCGATAGAGCTAATCAACTTGCAGAACAAGCTCTACCTTATCAACAAGTTGGATTTATGTCTGATATCTTTAGAGGTGTCCCAGCATTACAACAAACTTATTCAACAACCATGACCCCCGGTCCAAGCACGGGTTCTCAACTGTTAGGTTTAGGTATCGCAGGTCTTGGTGCCGTAGGACAAGCTGGTGGTTTTCAAAACATGTTTGGTACACCGAGGAAATAGTAATGAATGATCCTTTAAGAAGAAAAATGTTTCGTCAAGCAGGTATGTCTAAGCTACCTATGGGTATTCTTGCTTCATCACCACAATTGATGAATGCAGTTAAAGGATACAATGTTGGTGGTGTTAATATTCTCAATCCCAACTCTTTCACTATTAATGACCCAGACTTGAGCAATGAGACACCTTTGGAAGCTTTGAAAAAGGAAGCAGAAAAAAAGCCTGATGTTATAAATGCAACAAACAAAAAGATCATTGATGAAAAGAAAGAAGATATTAAAAAACCTAATATTACAAACACGGTGACCCCTAGTGCTGATAAGCTATATGGTGGTGTTTCAGATAAGATAAAAGACGAAGCTGAGATGATTAGTGTCGCTTATGATAAATTGAAGCAAAACACTGCTAATCTGAAAGACATGGAGTTTTTAGGTACTACATACAACAAAGAAGCAGCAAAACAAATAGAATTACTAAAAGATCAAGGCAAAGAATTCACAATAGCCGATGCTAAAGAAGTAGCTAAGAAGATGGGTTTTGCTGATCCAGAAGAAATGGACAGACAATATGGAGAAGATAGAGAAGCTTCTTTTTGGTTAAATATGATGAAAGCTGGAGCTGCTATGGCTGCTGGTGGTAGCTCTAACACTCTAACAAATTTTGCAAAAGGCTTTACAGTTGGATTGGAAGGCTACGGGAAAGACATAGGTGAACTAAGAAAAGAATTAAGACAAGACAAAAAAGAAGCATCTAAGACAATATACGGTTTATTGAAAGATGGTAAGTCAGAAGCTCTTGCAAAAAGAGCCTTAGAAATTCAGAAGTCTGCTGCCATAACAAATCTATTAAAAACAGAAGTTGGAGACGAACAACAAAGACTTATAAAAGAAGTTGAAAATGAAGTCGCAAACAGAAAGCTAACTATCAGTGTTTATAAAAGTTTTGCAGACATGAATTTTGAAGCGAAAAAATTTAATGTAGGTCGTGATGATTTTAATAAATCAATAACAATGGCTTATGCTAAAATGATGCCCGAAGATTTAAAGATATTACAAGCGGCAGGTCAAATAACAGTTATTGACCCAACTAAACCTCTTACCCCTGAAAACATACAAGCAACTCCAGATGGTGTGAAAAATATCGAAAACTTATTAACTAAGAATTTATCTGGTAAAATAACAGACACACAAGTTGCAATATCAACCGCGGGTGGATTAGGAAAAACAGATTCAGGTATTGTATTTGATAAAGAACAAGAAGACTACAACACAAAAGAAATAGGAACTGCGATAAAAGAGTATAATAAAAGAAGAACTGAATCTGTAAAATCAATAGGTGCAGAAAACGACATTATCGCAAATCAAGACATACAATTTGCTAAAGTTTATGGTGGTAAAATAGATTTTTCAAAACAAACAGAACGTATGAAAAAATTATTTACTGCTCCTGGGAAAGATGGGACAAGAAGTTTATTAGAAAAGAATATAGATTTATTCATTAACATAGATTAGGTCTAACATGCCAAATTATACTATAAACGGTAAATCTTACTTCTTTCAAGAAGACATAGGACAAGAAAAAGCCGAAGAAATTATACTAAAAGAACAGACAGCAAACAATGAAGAATCAAATACCTACGAAGGATTTTTCACTGAAGCTGGTGAAGGTGTTGCTTCTGGTTTATTAAATATTGTTGAAGGGGTGATCACACTACCTACTCTTGCCACGGATCTCATTGCAGGTACAAACTCAACTGAAACAGTTGAAAACTTTTTTGAAGAAACAAAAGAAGTTTTAGGTATTGATCCAGAAGGTGCCGCAGGTAAAGTTACCGAAGCTCTTGTACAGTTCGGTATCCCGGGTATAGGTGCTGCTTCTGCCGCAGGTAAAGCAGGCCGTCTTGCTAGAATAGCTTCTGGTAAATCCAAAATAGGTGTAAAGAGTGTTGGCTCCAAAGGAGCAAGAGAACTAGGTCAAAAATATGGAAATGTTGTTAAAGGCAGAAAATCTGCTTTAACCAGATCACAAAGAGCAGGTATTGTAGCTCAACAGATCACGGCTGCAGGTCTAGCCGATGCAATTGTGTCTACTGATGGTACACAGACAATAGGTGATTTCTTTGAACAAGGTCCTACAGAAACTGTTGATACCGTAGGACTAGAGGGAAGAGATAAAGCTTTTGAAAAAATATTAAACAAAGTAAAAGTTGGTGTTGAAGGTGGAGTAGCTACAGCTATCATACCTCCAGTTGTAGGTGCTAGTCTAAAAACAGTATCTAAGGTTGCAGCTATACGGCCCTTTGAATCATTAGGTTCAAATGCAACTGTGCTTGACGTTGCAAGTGGGTTCACGATCCCCGCAGCACGGAAGGGTTTTGAAGTTGCTGGTAAAAAGATAACTGGAGCCAAAGAAAAAATATTAAAACAGCCAGACGATTTAACCACATTAGATAAAGTAGTTGGCTATGGTGCCTCTATGCTTACCTACGGTGGTTTTTTAGATCCAATTGTTGCAAGAGCAAAGTCCTTGGTTAATCCAGAAATAGAAGGTGCTACCAAACAAGCTACTAATAGAATCAAAGAAATAGATAAAGAAATAAAAAGACTTTTAAAAACTCAACCCTACAGAAATTTACCAGACACTGAAAAGAAAAAATTAGTAGATAATTTTATGGATATCTTAGAGGGTACTGATCCAAACTCGTTGAGGGAAATACCAGAAAGTTTAAAAAAACTATATATAGAAGCTAAAGAAAACATAGACAATCTTTCTAAAAAAATATTAGACTCAGCTGCATTTAAAGCTCTACCTGAAGTAAGTGCAAACACTAGAGAAATGACTCAAGCTAAATTTAAAAAACAACTTCTAGAAAATATAAATAAAGGTGGCTATCTAAGAAGACTATATAGAGTATTTAATGATAAAGATTATGTCCTCAAACCAGAAGACAAACAAATAATAATTGATAAGATTTTGTCTGGAGAAGGTATTAGTTACGGTCATGTAAAGGGTATTCTTTCTGACACACCTTTTGCAATTGATGATGCTCAGATGGCTCAATTAATGAGTGGAACTGCAAAACTAACTGAAAGACAAGCCAAAGCATATGTTGATAGATATCTTAGAATAAACAAGGAAAGAGGGGCTAAGGCAACTTCTGGAGCAATTAGTAGAATATTTAATGTTAGATTAGACACTAGTCTCTTAGCTAAAAGAAAAGTAGATGACGAAGTACAAAGACTAATACTTGGAGAAATAAGAGATCCTAGAGAAGCATATGTTGCTACTGTATCTGAACTAGCTAATTTTGTAGCCTCAGACAAAATGTTAAACACCTTCAAGCAAAGTGTCGATGCGAGTATTGCATCTACTCTTGCTAGAAATGCAGAGAATGTTGCTAATAATGTTCGAGGAGCAGACGGAGAGATTGTTCAAGAAGGACAATTATTTTTTAAGATGGATGATGAGATCTTAAAAATAGTAAAAGAGAATCCAGAAACTTTAAGAGATTCTTTAGCTAGAGCAGGCTTGGATAATGCAGATGACTTGAAAAATGTAAGTCAATTAGACTCTGGTGTTATTTCTGAAGCAGTAGAAATTTGGCAAGGAAGAAACCCGGGTTACGAGATACTCGGTAGAACATTAGAGACAGCAGGTAGAAGAGCTTCTGATCCACTGGCTAATCCAACACAAAGTGTTTTTGGAACTATGTTTGGATATGCTATTCCAAGAGCCATGTATAATAATATGTCATCTAAAGTGTGGGCAGACGGAGATGCTTTTCCTATGATGCTTCGTTATATTTATCAACCTATGATGAAGTTGAAAGGATATTCTCAATACGCTAAAACAATTTTATCTCCTATTACTCAAGTTAGAAACGTAACATCTGCCGCTATGTTTGCTTTAGCCAATGGTAATTTTGGTAAAGGTGCAAGTCTAGGTACATCAGTTAATGTTGTTTTAAGAGACATAATTGACAGAGAACTTCAAGTAGGTGGTAAAACTTTTGATAGTATGAAGATGAATAACGAAGTTTTAGATTTCTTAACAGAGCTACAAGAAAGAGGTGTTATTGGTAGCTCGGCCCAACTTCGAGAGATACAAGATAACTTAAGAAAAGGAATGGGATACGACAGACAAGACAAAGCTCAGTATGCCGTTAGAGTTGCACAAGGTGGTGATGAAGTCACAGCAACAAGGCAGAATCCAGATTTTAAAGCAACACAAAGAAGTAAACTAGGACAATTCTTTAGAACACCTTTTCAAAAAGCTGAAGACTTATACAAGGGTGGTGACGATATTTGGAAAATATACAACTACACCTTTGAAATGAATAAGTTTCGTAATGCTAGAAGAAAAATGCAGAATGCAGAAATAAAAAAAATAAAACAAAGTAGTGCTTATAAAGCTGCAGAAGGTAACAGTGAGTTACAGTTAAAGTTAGTTGGTGATGCTACAAGAAGAGCAGATCAAAGGTTTGCTAATCATATAGCTCCTGGAGAAGTCATTGAGCCAAAAATGTTAGAAGAAAGACTCAAACAATTTGCAG